AGGCGAAGTACTGGACTGAACGCCCGATAATGGCGTCCTCGTCAACATGCGCGCTGTACTCGTGGTCATCCGATCGCGAACCTTCAATCAATAACCGTTCAGCTTCTGAGCCTCGGGGTGCCACCGCGCTTATTTCCATGAAACAATCGCTGCGCAACAACCCACGAGCCAAGCTTAGAGTTATGACATCGTGTTGGTGATCTCGCTCCACGTCGCGGATGCGTCCGAAAAAGTGCTCAACCACTTTCCGTTCGCCAATAGCAGCATCTGCCGCTCCCAGCATGACGATCGCTCTTCCGATCTTACGTGACATGAGGATCGTGTCGAACCCATTCACGATGGCTGGCATCGCGAGTTTCGAACACATGTCACCAGTAAGAACGTTCAAGTCTTCGACATATTCCACTTCACCTGTGACTTTGAAACCCAAGTCACTCGCGGCTCGAACAACGCAAGCTTTCAAGAGGGCCATCTCGCTTTCCAGCGTACGGCCTCCTAACGCAGCGATCACGACATGATTCGTGTCATCACCATTGCCAAGAACTGGCGTTAGGTGATCAACCGCGTTGACTACTTGCGCATGATCTGGCGCTAGACAAGACAAATACAGTTGAACTGCATGCTTGATCATAGCGCAAGCCATGATGGTGGTAAGGATGCTGGTACCAGCAGTACCACTTCCCATTTTGCCCGAGATCCACATTTCAACCGTGCGCCGACGATCTCGCACCTTGCCAGTGAAAGCTTCCACAATAATGTCAGTCATTACATAGTAATCTTCGACTTGTGAATACATGTCACTGGTTGGCACGACTTCATACTGCGTCCACGGAAATTGCAAACTCTCGAACTCTACGGGTTCCCCGATCGACTGCAAGTACGCCGCATGAAGCAACGCGCCCGCAATCCACAACTTCTCAACTGCCATCAGAGGCACGACACCGACATAAACGAACGGCAGCAACGCCATGGCCAATACACAGAGAGACCACGATCCATCGCACGCCTCAATATCGAAATTGAGGACAAACCATCCGATAGCAACCATATCGTTGCTTGTCGGCACGCGCGCCGATCCAGCGCTGAGAGCGCGAGCCAACCATTTGTCAGCTAGCTCGTGACTGTTTCCAGTGAAGCGCGTAAAAGTCGCGGGTTGATCACGCGACTTGTACGGCTCAGCGTCGTACTTCTGCAACAACTTAGTCGCAGCGTAAAACAGCTGGTTAATCGCGAGACATTCACGATCACTACC